GCGAGTCATCGATAGCTGCTAGTAATTTAGATAAAGCAAAATCTTGCTTAAAACTACCTAAGTTTTGTTGAAAATAGTTTTGTATTGCTATGTTAACTGCAGTTGATACATCAGTAGAACCCTCATTTGTAATATTCGGATTATACTTTACAACTGAGGAAACATTTAAATAAAATATATCTGGATCGACAAATGTAGGAGTTATTGCTAAAGATCTTTTTTCATTGATTGCAGTAACTATTGCATTTTTTCTAGTTGTAGTTAAAAATTGTGATGGCTTTGGTACAATTGAAATATAAACCTTTCCATATTGTGGAGGATCGTTGTCCTCACCACCCCAAACAGATACTGCATCAACGTAGTTATAATTTTTAGTTAAAAAGGATTCATAATCATATTTTGACACTAATCTGTTTTGTGCTGTTGCTGCCTTAGGAGCATTAAATCGTATTTCATCTATTGTCTCTGCAGTTTGACCATCTGTAGACTTTACTGCAGTTACAACAGTGACATCCGAATATGAAGTTGTACCATCAAACACTGCACCTGATAAAGCAAAAGTTTGTGTAATTTTATCAGAGATATTAGCATTAGGACCTGATGTTACTAAGTATTCAATAGTTACTTGATTGCCAGTAACTAGTTTAGTACCTAAAACACCATCACCAAAATAAATCTCAAATAGCCCTCTCACATTTTGATCTAAGTAGTATATAGTACTATTTTCAGTAACTTGTGTAATATCACCAGCAAAAAGAGTATATGTTGTGCTAGTTGTACTAGTTGAAGTATCCTGAACTGTGACACGAATAGTTGTAGTGTCTACATTTACGTTCGGGATTTCAAATTTTTCATTAGGACCTGGAGTAGATCCTACAGTAAATTTGTTCGCAACATAAGTGCCCTCAAACACATCTAAATTCTCAAAAGAATATATTCCACCTACAGGAACAATAGTTTGTGGTTCTGTGTTATAGAAAGTATAAGTTGTGCCACCGATTGTTGATGTGAAAGGTGTATATCTATTTACTGCGAGAGATGTGGGACTTCCAGTAACACCATTAACAGTAAGATTTAATTTTGCTGATGCAGCTCTAATAGATCTTGGAGTGTAATTTAACAGTTTAGCTAAAGATACAACTGATTCACGCTTTACAGCAGTATCTAAAAACAATTCATTTAATGCCATATTTGCATAGAAGGCATTATAATGTGTATTGTAAGCGAGAATATCTATTAGAACTGATAGACCTGATCCCTCAAAGTCATAGTCAGTGAATTCTGATTGCGCCTTAAGATAATTCTTTAGATTTTGTTTAATCGTATCAAAATCTAACTCTGTTACTCGTAAACTATTTGCCATTATTACCTTACTCTTGTTAGAAAGGTTGTTATTGTTACTGGTCTTTCACTGTTTATCACAGTAAACTCTACACTAATTGTAATCTCATTTGGATCACTAGTCTCCGCAACTCGAATATCTAATAATCTAGCCCTTGGCTCATATGTATTAATAGTAATTTCAATTGATCTTTTAATAAGTTCTGCTGTTATTGGTGTAAAATTTTCAAACAATAAATTATTGACTTGAGAGCCTATTTCTGGATGAAAAGGTCTTTCAAAGTTTTTTGTCAAAATTAAATTTTGAATAGATGCTTTTACGGCATCTTCATCTACTCTTTTAAGCACATCACCCGTTACAGGATGCACTCCAAAAGTTAAATTTAGATCCGAAAATGTACGTACTTTTCTATTTATAGTAGCCATACAAATATTTATCCTATATCTACATCAAGTGAACCAGTTATTATAGTACCTACAAAACATCCTGTAGTAGTGTCACCAATTCGAGCGACTCCAATTCCATTCACAAAATTTTTCACAGAAGCTGTAATTATAGTACCATAATGCCCACAATCAGTAAATACTTGATCTCCTAATCTTGCAACACCAAATCCATTAGATTTTGTATCAATTGAAGCACTTATAATTCTACCTTTAGTAGAGATAGGTGTTTCATGACAAAAGCAAGTACCAACAGCAGTGTCACCTAATCTAGCAATTCTCATACTGATACACAGACAAATACGCCAAGATTAGGAATAGGTGGAATACTTAGTAAAGTATTTCTAGCAGTTGCTAATGTACCAATAACCGCAGAAACGTTTTGATTATTTAATATATTGCCAATAAGTTTATTAGTAGTCATTGCAGCAATGTTTTGTAAAGCATAATCTGCTACCTGTAATCCAACACTTTGAAATTTTATATTTGATGGTATTCCAGTCAATGCTTCGCTTAAAGTATTACATGCTGCAGATAAAACGGCATTTAGTGCAGTTGATAGAGCGCTTGCTATCGTACTCATCACATTTGCTATAGCTGTAAATCCAGCGCTGATTATATCAAAAGCAGTTTCTATATAATTTAATAATAAGTTTAATCCTTCTTCTAGTAAGGAATTTAACTGATTAATAAGATTGTTAACATTAGTAAACAAAGTAGTTGCTGCATTCATAACATCTTTGAAAGCATTCTCGACAGCACTTTTTATACTAGAGTTTTCTAAAAAAGAATCCAATGAAGATAGTATAGAACACTGTCTTCCGAAATCTAAAGCTGTCTGAGTTATTAATGCCTCTAATGGAGTCAGAAATGCAGTAATACTAGCATTATTGGATAAAGTTATACAAACGTCTGCCATCTAAATCTCCGATTAAGCCAAATTTACAAATTTATTGCGAGCATACACTGCATGGTCTTTAAATGTTGCATATGGTAATGGTGCCTTTTGTCCTGATATATCAAATGCAATATGAATCCATGGCATTCTTGCTCCTCCACCATACTCTAACAATAGTTGTTTAAATGGTATGTTTTCAGCAATCCATTGTACTATTGTAAAGTAATCAGATGCAGAAGCTTTAGTGAATTGTATATCTGCCGCCATACCCAATCCATGATCTGCAGAAGTTCTTCCTGGTCTATCTAATCTAAAAGCATTAGTAATAATCATATCTGAGTATTGATCTTTAATTCTATCTAGACAATTTACAGATAAATTCTTCAGACTGCACACTATTTGTGCAGTCGATAAACCTCTTTGTGGAACAACTTTCTCTTTGACAACAATGGCTCTAGATGATAGTTGACCTAGATTATAGTATTTTGACAATTTTATGGTATCTGGAAATTCATTGAAACTTGCAAATTCACTACAATCACTAGATACTTTTTGATCAGTTGTTTTAGATACCTCTGCCTCACCCGATTCTGTAGGTGTTGTGGGTACTACTTCACCTGATGCAACTTGTTCAGCATGTATCTGTTGAGCACCTGGTTCTCCTGCATCTAAAGTAAATGCATTTGGAACACAATCAGATCTCTTTAAATTAGTTACTGTAATTGCCTCTAATTCTCTTACTGTAGCAGCATCACCCAATCCATTCGATTCAACACTTTCAGCAATGCCTGAATTGAGATTTATCTCTCCTCCATCAATAGAGGTATTTTGAGCGACAACATTAAAATCACCTGCAGCAGTAAATCCTATTCCGCCTCCTGTGAATGCATTAAATTCACCGGCAGTATCTAACTTAAATGCAGCTGCTTTCACATTCATATCGCCACGCACATTCAAATTCATATCACCAGCAACATTCATATTCAAATTATTATGAAATGTTGCATTGGTTTCGCCGTATACTTGTAGATCTACATTATTTTTAACTAAAATTTGTGTAGCACCCTCAACAGTCATATTATATGCACCACGCACATACAAATAACTATTATTTTCTACAATAGAATAATCATCCCCAATGGTTTTCTTAACCATAGTACCATTTACATCAATTTCTATATAGGTGCCAGCTTTATGGTAAACATGAATACGTTCTTGACCGGGAGTATTATCAAATTCTACTAGATGCCCCGCCTCCGTTTCAAAGGTTTGATTGTAGGGATACGCTGCGCAATATGCGGGTGGTGGTTCATCCCAATCAGTGCCTTTAACCGTAGTCACATTTTCTCTAAGAGAATTTTTTCTCTTTTCAACTGCAGTTTTTGATGCGTCACCTGTTGCTAACTTATTTGTATCTGGTAATCCTGCACTAGCATAATCACATTTTGGATATTCATTATTTGGATCTGAGAATGCTTTTGGTTTAATTGCAGCAATATCATTTAATGGTCCTGCAGGATCCTTATTAGGTGGTATAGCAGCTTGATTTTCGTTACCTAAAACAGGTACTTCTGAACCAACAGCCTTAGCTCCTAGAGAATAATATGTGGCACCTGAAGTACCATTACCATCTTTAGAATCTCTACCGGTAGCAAATGATGAAGCACCACCGGCACCCAATAGATGTGATACTGCTAATAGTCCTGCTACTTTTTCAGCAGAATCATTTGCAGTTATAACACCTTTATTTTTTAAAACACCATAATTAAATTTCAGATTCTGAAACATTATACTTTCTTGTACAGTTTCAGATCTAAAGAAATCTTCTTTAGATTTTATATTGTCTTTACCTGTCCAATTAGAAGAATCATTTAGTACACTATTGCTTAACTTAGAACCAACAGGTATTTTGACATACCCTAAAGTAGCTAGAGCGGGAGCACCAAACTGATACTTTCCGATATAATTAAATTGATTTGTTGCAGTATAGTTTTGCACTCCTCCTGGCACTGAACTTGATTCTTTAAATCCAATCGCATTCATTAAAGATTGAATCTGTTCTTCAGTTAATGGAGGTAGAGTGCTAGTTATTGTTGTGGATGTTGATTCAATTGGTGCAATTTCAACAGGATTACCTTGAGAATCAACTACTGGATTACCATCAGTTGTTCTTAAAGTATTTGTAGGATTATTTGCTTCTTGCGCTGATTGAGTCTGACATACAGATGACGGGCTAGGTATACCACCAATAGAACCCATAACTATAGGTTGTTGCATATCATCTGAATCGATGAAAAATCCTACACACCACGAACCTGGTAATAATCCGACAGGGGCGGTACCTACACCAGATACTCCCGCTGAGGTTGATGCCTGTAAAATATATGCCCACGGTAAATCTGTTGTGGGAAGAATCTCTTTATCATCTGAATGAATACCAATGATACGAACACGGACTCTTCCAAGTTTTTCTGGATCATTACGATCCTCAACCACACCCACCCACCAGTTAAATTTATTGTTAATCAGCATTTTCTGTATTTTCCAATGAGTCTTTAGTTAACTCCATTATCATAACATGTTTTTTCATATTGATCTTATGTCTTATTGCTGTAATTAGATAGAATCCAGAGTATAAGTTGTCTATTCCACTTTCAATGGATGAAAATTTTTCTGTTGTATCCGGATAAATAAACTCAATCATAGAACCAACTTCTAAGTCAGTTCTTCCGGGAACAGTAATTTGAATATTAAAATTGGTAAGTTCAATCAATCTAGAAGTTCTATTTCCATGTATATCTATTATTCTTTCGTTTACATTGTCATTAGAATCAGTGAATAGTTTTTTGTTTATAGGATAAAATTTGTTATGAGATGC